GCTTAGTCGTTCAGGCTGCTTTCGCTTGCCCCTTGTTGTCCTCTTCAGGAGTTCCAAGTCAATCAGAGAGAATTCTCACATCTGCGTTTTAATGCAGAGTGACCCCAACATTAAGGAACCACATGTGATTCGCCGTTGCAGCCGCACCGATACCGCCATCAAGCACAACGTCTGAAGCCATGCCAGCGCCGTAATACTTAAGCGAAGCAAAACCAGCACCAGCCATTGACGAGCCCGAATCAGAAATGCGCTGAATTGATTGCAGCGATTGCAGATACAGCCTATAAAAATTATTATCTGCTACAATTAAATCAGGTTTATCAGTACCGCGTATCAACTGTACAGCGACCGAATCCATATACTGCTGGATGTTGGATGCCGTAACAGCAGCGCCGCCGTTCGTCACGCCGGAGTAAGCAACCGACTGCCAGAACGAATAACTGGCGCGGTTAATGCCACCATACGTACCGGAGGTCGGAGCATCCGGGACCATCGCTGCAAGCCCGGTGATGTTTTTTCCGCTGTTTCCTGTGCCATCCAGATAGATGTCGCCGGAAATACGGTTAGCCAGCTGCGCTTCGGCCACGTTCATACGACCGTCGAGCAGGTCGATAATCGCTTCCTTGCCGCTGTTCTGAATCATCTCCAGACCGCTGATCGATACCGCAGCAGCGTACTGAGTTATACCAAACTGCGCAGCACTGATCGGGCTGTTTTGGCTGACGTTCAAAACTTCATAGCCACTGTAGCTATTAGTATTGTTCGTCGTGCTGTCGTTGTACATCACTTCCTGGCAAGGTTGTTACGAGCTACAACTGCTCGGCGTGGTCATTTCTGCCACACTCTCGAACTTAAATTACTTCAAGTTATATTCGAGTTCAGACTATCGCTTCACCTTTTCAGGTGTTCTCTCGCTTAGTCGTTCACGGTGCTTTCGCTTCCGCCTTGTTGTCCCCTTCGGGAGTTCCAAGTCAATCAGAGAGAATTCTCACATCTGCGTTTTAATGCAGAGTGACCCCAACATTAAGGATGACGTTACCGCCAGAGAACGTTTTCACGTTTCCGCGTTCTTTCAGCCGGCGCAGAAGCGCGTTGTTGTTTGTTACGTTGTCGGCCAGCTCACCGCTACGACTTTGTATGTTGGTCGCAATGATATCGCTGATCGAGCTGTTGGCGAATGCCATTTTTTAAGCTCCTTAATAAATTAATCAGAGCCGGTCGCTCATGCTGTCAAATTGCTCTGCCAGCAAAGCCCGGCGATCATTTGCTTTGGTATTCGTCACGGTTCCGGGTGTGGATCCTCGCACGCTCACCGCTGCCGCCCGCGCCGATTTAGCAGCTTTATTTGCTGCTGCTCTTTTTGCCGTATCTAGCTCAGCTTGTTTGCTGGCCTGGACACTTTCAAAAAGGTTCGGATCTAAGCGTAGTGCTTTCTGATACGCGTCATCGAGGTCGGTGGCCACACCGCTCTGTAAGAGCTGGATCATTACCGGCCTGGCTTCCTCGAAATACTCGGCTTTTTGACTGAAACTGTTGATCTCACCCAAAAGCGCCTGATTCTGCTGCTGTTCCTGTGCCTGTTTCCACCCTTGCACTTCGCCGCGAACGCTATTCAGCTCGTTTTGCAGTGCGTAGATGCTCGGATCAGTCGGCGCCAGTTGTGGCTGGTCGCCCATATCGGATAAATTTACTCCGTAAGATTGTGCAAGTCTAGCAAAATATTGACGTTTTTCCTGAGGATTACTGTAACGCAGCGCGTGGTCAGCTTCCATCAGCGCTTTGACCGCGCCTGGCGCGTCAATGCCCAGCCCCTGAATGGTGTTCATGTAGGGGTTGAGCACCTCCTGCATCTGGTCGGCAAACTGGGCTTTTGAGATCAGCGGCTCAACCCCGGCTTTCATTTCGTTTTCGCGCTGCCAGGCATACTCCTGAATGCGCGCTGGGGCGGTTTTCCAGTCCTCGTGGTAATCTTTTTTCCAGCTCGCTGGCGGGCGCTTCCACAGCGGCTCCTCTGCCGGCTCGGTGGGCTCTGCCTTTGCCTGCGGCGCAGGTTTTGCATACTTGCCAGCCTCGTCCCGCGGCTTTTCAGCCTTTGCCGGTTCAGCCCTTGCCGGTTCCGGCGTCGCTTCGGCAACTTCGTCAAATTGCTGGGAAAGCATATCCCGGCGGCTGTCTTGGTTTTCTACCGGCACAATCTCATTTAAGTCGGACATTATTGCTCCCTGTGGGGGTTTAACTACGGGTAAAACGAATATCGTCGCGCAGCTTGGCCAACACGCGGTTAGCCTGGTCGTGCGTCATGTTTGCTACCTGCTCCCTCAAAACCTCGCGCCGCGTGTCTTTTCCCTGCGTCGGCTTGGTTTCCATAGTTTCGTTGCCGATCTCGATGCAGTTGTGCTGCCTCAAGTGCGCCCGGTGCTGGCTGCGGCTGGTGATCATGCTGCCGTCGGCCATGCTTTGATAAGGCTGGATGTCCGGCATGATTCCGGGCGCCACCGGCTCGGCGTAATAATCCGACTTCTCGACCAGCTTGCCGTCGATCTGGATGTAGGTTTTTCTCATATCAGCGCTAAAACGTCCTCATCGTCTAATTCAAGGTGCAGATCCCATATCCGCTGCACTCTGTCTAAATCGGCCAGCATCCGGTCGTAATCTATTGCCGGCTCGGTGCTGGCCATCGTTTCCATAAACGGCTCGGCAATCTCTGCCGCCGCTTCCGGCCTGCCCTCTACTATTCGCTCAAATGCGTAAACAATCTCGGCCTTGCGTCTGGCTGCGTCGGCTACCTCTTTTGCAAACTTCTTTTTAAGATAGTCGCCGTCGTGCGTGTCAAATTCGACAATCTGGCTTACATAGTCCCATGTCGCATCGTCCCAGGTGCCTGTGTCCCAGCCGCCGTTCACTGTGCAATCTCAACCCCAACAGCGCGCCCATCAGGACCGCGCACAATGCGCTTAGGCGCCATCAATGCAGACAGCGCTTGCTTTACCTGTTGCAGCGATTCGTCGTGCTTGTTGGCCATGTCAGCGTGCAGGACGGTCACTTGGTTGAGCGCATTAGACACCCCGGCGCCCAGCTCCTGCGCTACCCGGTCAGATGCCGCTTGCGCCGCTTCAGCGGTTTGCAGATCCACGCCGGGATTTGCACCTATGCGCGCAACCATGATTTTGGTCGCCGCCTCGAGCTCGGATTTCCAGCGGTTAAAGTCGTCAACAGATTTAACCTCCTGCGCCTTCATTTCCATGCCGTGGCGCATTGTCTGGTCTTCAATCTGCGCCTGCATCTGCGCCAGCTGCATCTCGCCCTCGATCTTCGCCTGTGCAATCTGACTGTCTAGCTGTGCCTTCATCTGCGCCGATTGCATGTCGGCCTGCGCCCGCATCTGGTCGGATTGTGCGGTCGCTTGCATCTTTGCCTGCTCCAGCTGCTGCGTCGCTTGAATCTGCATCATCTCTGGATTAGGCGGTGCAGGCTGCGGATTAGCCGCGGCTTGCTTCTGTTTCTCTTTCAGTTGGTCGAGCGCAGAATCCAGTGTGCCCTCTATCGGTTTGGCCTGCTTGAATCCGCTGATGCCAAACTTCATTACCTCAACCAGCATCGGGATGAGCTCCGGCGATGATTGGCCAACCGGCAGTGCTTCGCGCAACAGGCCGCCAAACGCCGTGATGAACTCAACCCGGTCCTTCTTGTTCTGCTGCTCATCCAGCTGCACCAGGCTGTCGGCATCAACCTCGATGCGGAAGTTGCGCAACGGGTTGTCCTGCATGAGCTCGATGGCCTGCGGGATCATCTGCTGATCCTCTTGGCTCATCTGGCCGGCAGCGGCGTAGAGCAGGATCGTCTGCGGCTGGAATTTGGTGCAGATAACTTGCGCTTTTAACCGGATCAGCTCGCTGGCAAACAGCGCCACTTCCTCTTGCATGCTCCGCAGCCGGAGCCCGGCATATTGGCCTTTGATCTGCTGTGCGGTCGCGGTTTCGCTGGCTGCGCTCTGGCCTCGAATGATGTCGCTGATGCCAGTAATCTCGTAAATCTGGCCTTTTATGTCCTCTCGCGCCCGGTAGCAATTAATCAGTGCGCTGGCCAGCATATCGATCGGCAGGATGTCGATACTGCCTTTTAGCCCGCCCTTCTCCGAAAATGCCATCCACTTGTCGACCGGAATCAACGTATTGTTGTCGCCCTCGGTCAGCAGCCGTTGCAGCGCCGGCTGGCTGGCGTCGTAAACGCCGCGGATCCGCAATGCTTTGACCAGACCGTCAATTCTGTCTGACAGAATATCAAGCTCGTTCGCCTGGTCCTGGTAAATTACAAAATCCGGCACAGGAATCAGACTGTCGCTGGTGGTGGTGCTGTATAACGGCTGCGCGCAGGGGAAGAACTGGTCGAGCTCTAGCGGATCGTCGCGCTCGTCAATAATCTTTGGGCAGTTCTTCGACAGCCAATAGACCTTGCCGCTTTCCTTGTCCCACAGCTCGCAAATCTTCGCCCTGGTGCGCTCTTTCGTGCTCTGGCCGTAGGTCGCCAGCGTTTCGGCGCCTGAGTCCAGCGGGATCTGTTTGGCCATCTTTTCGCCAAAACGCTCTGTCAGCGCATCTCTGGTCATGTAGACCCAACGCCAGACGCAGGTCACTTCCTCCCAGGTGCGCGCGACGCTGTGGCCGAAATCTTTCCAGTAAACATAATCAGTCGGGGCGCACTCATACTCGATTTCCTCTTGCGGCTCGGTTTCGCCTGCCGTGTAGTCCTGACTTTCTGTTTTCGGCGCGCCTTCCGGTGTCTGGCCTTCGGCTGCCTCATTCTCGACATCCTCCGTGATTTGCAGACCGTCCTCTGGCATCCCCAGCTGCCGGACGTGCGGCTCGTAGCGCACCCATGCAGTCCCGCGGCCACCAAGAAACCGGTCCTCGACCGCGTGCTTCATGGTTGCTCGGAAATCAGGGTAATGTTCGATCTCAAAGTCCAATGCGCGCTCGATCAGCTGGCCAGCCACCCGGCCGACCGGATCATTGTCGCCAAACCGGCGTTGAGCCACCGCTTTGGGCAGCTTGGCGTAGACCGCGGGGATCAACGTCTGGACGTTTGACCACAGGATATTAAACTTGGCGGTTTCGTTCGTGTGCTGGCTTCTGTTATCGTCGCGGTAGCGTTTGACGATCTTCGCGCTGCGCGCTTCCCACTTCTTGAATTCGTTGTCGTACTGGCTGATGATGTTCAGCCACTTGTCGACGCCGGTGCTGGTTGGTTCCATTATTTGTTTCTTTCGCTGATTGCTGCGGCTTTACTCTTAGCGTCGGCCTTGCTGGATGCGCCCCACGCTCGCAACGCAAGCGCCAAGCGCGTCGGCTCGCCGTTCTTTTCCATCGGTCCCGGCATACCGCCCATCCTTGCAAGGAAGCTGGCACGCCGCGGGTTGTCGCCTGCCTTGACCGGTGGTTTAAGCGTGCCGCCAGTCTCGGCCTTGTAGCTCGCTCGGCCTGCGGCGTTAAGTCCACCGGCAGGGTTTTTCCCTTCTTTACGTGTCCAGGCTGCGCTCATTTTGTGAATATCACATCCCTGTTAACCCGGTCTGTTATCCGGTAACCCATGTCGGCCAGTAGGTTGATCGTGTCCTCGTCAGTGTAACCGTATCGCTCGCCAAGCCCTTTGAGCTCCAGCGTAATCACCGGCCAACTTGCCTCAATGGTTGAGATGGCGCCGAGAATAGCGTGGTGCTCGGATCCCTCGACATCGAGCTGCAACAGGTCGCAGTCGGTGACGCCCAGGCTGTCGATCGGCAGGACGTCAAACTCAGCGCCCTCTTTGATCTGGTGCGCGCCGGCATTGTCTGGGTATATCTGGTCAATCGCTGCCTTGCCGTGGTTCTGCCCAAACGCAGCCCAGCGGATAATCACCCGCGGCTGGTTGATTGTGTTAATGGCCAGCGCTTCGAAGTTGGCTGCGTCCGGCTCGACGGTGTAGACGCGCTGAAACTTCTGCGCGAGCGCCATCGGATAAACGCCCATGTTGCCGCCGGCCTGTATCGCAGTCCTGAACTGCCGGCACAGATCCAGACTGGCGCCAAGATCCGGCACCTCGGCCAGCGCTGCCTGAATACAGCACTGGTCAGCGTCAGGGACCGCCCAGCCGTTACGCTGCCGCATAAGCCACCCTCGTCTGCTCCCACGGCCGCGGTTTGCCGTGAAACGCGATTAAACGATCCTCGGCCTGCACCCCGTTTGGCAGTATGTCGGCTTTGAACGACTTGATGCCTGGCGTGATGTCCTGCCAGTATTTGACCAGCCGGCCAGCCAGCGCCCACTCTAGATAGACCTGATCACCCCCTTCGCAGTAGCGGTCGCCCGCCTTGAATGCGTCGTAAATGAACTTGTGCGGTTTTGACCACCACATCAGGCTGGATTGCATCGCGCGCGGATCCGCTTTGCCGCGGTAGACGTCGCGCATGATCACAAAGTCGTGCGGTCTTGCGGCCTCGAGCAGCTCGGTGCAATCGCCCACCAGAACGGTGTCTAGATCCATGTAAAGCGCGCTCGGCAGCCGGAATAGCTCGATCTTTGACCACCAGCCCGGCCAGTCGTGGTCGAGCGCCAGCGTCGGGCAGTCCAAATCTAAGTCGGTCAGGCAGATGAACTCCTCGCCCGGCAGGAAACGGTCGCACATGTTCTGCAACGCGTAAACATGCGCTGGCTTGAAGTCACCGCCCGACTTTAGGACGCAAGCGATCATTTCTTCTTGTCGGGCTTTGCGGTTTTTGCCGACTCGCGGAACGCGCCAGCGGTCGGCGCACCCGGTGAGCCCGGCTTGCGCATGCGCTCGCCACTGCCCGCCTTGATGCGCTCCTGCTTGGCAAGGATGTTCGCGTACAGACCGGGCTTATCCATCACGCGCTGAAGATGCCGACGGCCATGACTTCGACACCTGCGCCGGTAGTCACTTTCCACGCACCATCTGCACTTACAGCATTGATTTCGATGTTGTAGACGTTGATGCCTGTACCTGCAAGCGCGGGCAGTACG